TCCATTATGGTTTTGTAAAAATCAATTAGTTGTCGAGCATCGCCGGTTTCTTCTCCATCTCTAGTGCCAATCATAATCATTTCTGGATTGACCATATCCCAGGCTACTGATCCCATAGCAATAAGATAAGGGTTGTAAACAAATCTAGTATTAGGTATTAGATTAATAAACTCTCGTCTAGTAGTTCCAGGCAATACTGTAGATATAAGGACCAGTAGTTGGTCTTTGGTCATATATTTGTTTGCTTCTATTAAACATTGTTTAACTATTGAGTAATCAAAATCTTTAGGTTCTAAATGAGCAGTAGGTTGTCTGCCGTCGTAGGCAGGATCATGGGGTGTGGGTACAGCAATAAACACAATATCTTTTCCAACAACTGTTTCTTTAATAGTTGACTTTATGTCTATTAACATGGTTGGATCAACTGTTTGAACGTCGTATCCCGCAACGCTATGTCCTTTTTTTGCTATTGCTTCAGCGCATGGAAATCCTAATTTACCTAGTCCGATAAAACCTATATTCATTTTTGTTCCTTTGTTATTAGAGATTTACCAAAGTTACGTTTTCTTCCAAAATAGATATTTTCTAAAAATCTATCCACGCTGATATCTTTACTTTCGTGAAACTCAAACTTATATTTTACAGTATTCTCTAGTGATGCGTCGTCTAATATATACCCAAGGAAATCATAATCAAACTGTACTGTATAAGGAAATTGTTCTATGTTGTCGTAGTTGATTACATAGTTACGTTGAAACTGTAATAACTGTGTTAAACAATTTGGATTTAGAGAAAACTCACTGGTTACAAACTTCTCTATTAGATCAAATACATAATTATATTTTCTATCTAGATGCATATTCAATGTAGTTCTATGTATAATATTCCACCCGTGGACTTCAATATTAGATATATTAGGATGATTAATTTTACCATCTGTCATCCAATTGCGGTAATAGTGTCTAAGCTCATCACGTTCTTTAATAAACCAAGGATCATCCTGTAAGTAATCCCATAGTTTATCATAGAATACAGAATAGTCTATACCTGCATTTTTATGTAAGAATCTGCTAATGTATGTGGTAAGCCCGTTGATATGGAATGTTTGCATGAACCAACTAAATGCCTGACTGTCTAACATTTCTTCAGTTGGCATATCCTTGGTGCCAGTAACTACTTCTACACACTCTTGAAGTTCGTTGTAATTATAACTACCGCTCATGTAATCGTATACAGGCACACTGGTAATTTCATAAAGACGTTGTTGTAGTAAATTCATTTCAGCATTTTCAAGCAATTGTGCGTGTAATATATTAATGCCGGTATGATTACCTGCACGATATATTTTATAGAATCCTTCCTTCCATGTGTCTTTTGTTTCGCCCGGGAGTCCTAGAATAATTTCTGTATACACAGGAACATTGTTTTTATCGCACAGTGCAAAGATGTTTTCAATTTTATGTTGTGCTAAGTTCTTACGTTTGATATTTTCTAACACATCTAGGTCCATGCTCTGTACACTAACAGTTAGTCCTTGATTAAACTTGGGATTTTTAATTAGTTTGAACACAATGTCAAACACTTCGGGCTTTTGATCCTTAGCCCAACTCATACTAAAGCTGTTAGGGCATCCGTACTTTTCTTGTACTTCAATTAGTTTGTCAGCAATAGCATTATCACGCTCAACAAACATACCAAAGTTAGCATCGGTAATTGTGACAAATCCGCAGCCGTTGGCTCCAATCCATTCTAGTTCAGCAAACACTCGTTCTAAATTAAATTTCTTAACCTTGTTATAGGTTAGGCTACCCCAATCACAGAATGTGCAGGCATATGGACATCCTCTATTTGTTTCAATGGTTGCGTTCCATTCAACCCCTTGAGTTTCTAACATTATTTTATCAAACACGCCTGTGAGGTATGGACTAGGCATATCTTCTAAACTGCTGATACGTTCTCCGTCACCTGTGTCTATTGCTTGTCCGTCTCTGTTTATCAGTAGTCCTTTTATATCGTCCCAATGCATATTATTAGATATAGCATCTAATAGCTGTCTTAAAATTACTTCGCCTTCAGATTTAATAACAACATCAATAAAAGATAATTTTTTAAATATGTCTTTTTTAGTTATAGGCATTTCTGGACCGCCAAAGAATATTAAACAATCTGGATTTATTTCTTTAAGCCTACGTGCTAGTGCGTAGTTATAATTCTTGTTCCACACATAGGTGCTGAAGCCAACTATATCACACGTAGATAGTTTGGATACAGTTTCCTCAATATTGTCACGTCGCCAGATTAAATCTTCTAATTGATAATTAGATTTGATCGATTCAAATTGATTAACATAAGCCCATAACACTCCTACACTGTATGGAAGGTAGTGTGCATTAAATTCTTTTGGACCTTGTTGAAAATTTGGTTGGACGAGACTTATTTTCATTATGTGTGTATTTAACCGAATAAATATGTCATGCAGAAATTAAAAATTAAACTAGAAGACAATCCTTTTTGTTCTAGTCCAGAGATAACCAATCTTAGTAATTACCTATGGTTTAAAGAATATCAACATTTATTCCGCCAGCATGCTAATATTAATTTTATTAATTTGTTATTAGGATATGAACAAAAAATAACTGCAACTACTGATCTGTTTAAATTTATAGATTCTAATTCCATTGACAATTTAAGAAACGGTCGAACTGTTTTAATTTTTGATGCTACGTTTGAAGGATATGGCGATACAGAACTTCCGTTAAAAACTTGTTTGTGCTATAATGCATTTTTATATAATATTGACCCTGCTAAAATTTTCTTATTCACAGGAAATTTTCTAGATACAGATGATAGTATTAATGTGATTCCTATTTTCTTGTTAGATACCGGATGGGATTACAGTACTGGCCCAAAAAATATTACCGATTCTCAAATGGAGTGTTTTAAAAATTTAGAAAAAACAATTCTAAGTTTGTCTCGAAGAAATAGATTTCCTCGTGTTGTGGCTCATTTTGCATTATGGAAATCTCAATTAAAACAGGATTCTATTATCAGTCAAGATGCCTTAAGTACCGCAGCTACAATATCTACAGATATTTTAAAAACATTAGAATTAACAGTAGACGATTGGCAGGAGTTTAAAAATGCATTGCCACTATTAGCTGATGGAAACAACTTTCATATTAATGCTCCGTTTGATCACTTACCCAATCTACACTCAAAAACTCTGTTTAGCATTGTTAACGAAACACTGATCAGTAATTACAAAAATACTTCTTTATTCTTTTCAGAAAAATTATTAAAACCAATTATTAATTATCAGCCTATGATAATTTACGGCCAGCCGGGTATTAATCGTAAAATTCAGATGTTGGGATTTAAAACATATAAACAGTATTTTGATTTAAGTTTTGACGACGAACCCGACGATGTTCTAAGATATAAAAAATTGTTAATTTCTGTTGAAAATGCAGTTAAGCATTTAAAATCGTTATCTCGAGACAAACAAATTGCTTGGCGATTTAAAGAGTCGGAGTTGTTAATTTATAATCGAGAAGTGTTTGTACGCAAAGAAAACACCATGAAACAATTAGGTGTATTTTCAAAAAAACTTACATCAATCTTTCAGACCAAGTCTTAGGAGTCTGTTCATTGATTATTTCTAACGGAAATGAATAATCGAACTCTGTAGGACCCTGTTGCTTAATCCATGCAACAGTTTCTTTAACTGATTGTTCAACATCTACAGTAGTTTTATAGTCTAACAATACACGAGCTTTGTCTGCTGAACAAGTTGCGTGTTTAACCTCTTGTGGGCGGTCTGCAATATAGATAGGATCACCAGAGAATCCGCACTCGCTTGCAACCAACGCAGCAAGCTCATTGATAGTTATAGTTCCCTCGTCTGGGCCTATATTAACTGTTTCACTAACAATGGTTGAATCTAATGCTAGTTTCTCTAAACAAGTAATACAATCTGCTATGTAACTAAAGCAACGAGTTTGTTTACCATCACCGTAGATATAAGCAGACTTGCCTTGCAAGTTGCGGTTAGCCATAATACTTACAACGTTTCGGAATGGATCATCGTATCGTTGCCGTGGTCCTACAATGTTATGAGGAACAGCAATATTCCACTCCATGCCGTGTGTATCGCCTAGTGCTCTAAGTGTGTGTTCAACTGCTACCTTAGCAATGCCGTACGGATCTACAGGTTGGGGTGGATAGTCTTCGTGGAACGGCGCGGATTGATCACCATAACGTGCCATACTGCTACAAAACACGAATCGTTTTACTTTACACGAGATTGCAGCACTAATGGTAGATATGCTGGCTTGATAGATATTACGTGTTATAAAGTCAGGACTGAATACACTTAGTCCTTCGTGTGCCGTGGCCGCACAGTGTATAACAACATCTACTCCTTGCAGGATTCCAGTCATCTTAAATCGATCACAACAGTCAGTAGTGAAAAACTCAACACGGGGATCTACATTAACACGATAACCGCCTAACAAGTTATCATTGCCAACAACTTCGTGTCCAAGCTCAAGCATACGATCTGCTAAATGACTGCCGAGAAATCCGGCTACTCCGGTAATAAAAATTTTCATACTAGATTTTTATCTTTTAAAATGCTGTGCAGAAGTTTAGCAACTTCATAGTTGCCTTCAATAGTCCAATGATAGCAAGGTGTTATATACTGTAATGGCATAGCTAAATGACTGCAATATTCTCTACCTTCGTAAAAATTAGAAACCTTTGGGTGATTTTCTAATTTTATAATATATTCCATAAAATCTTTGCAATTAGGCGGTGAAATAAAGTTGTCCCAATCAACTAACTGCATCCACGGATGTGTGTCGTTGCCTAGTTTCTGTTCAAGCCATTGTTTGGTATTTCTAAAATCAAATGCAGACCCAACTACAAATTTATAATTACGGGAACGACAGAACTCCTGAGCTTCTGCCACGTTTAAAATAAATTCCATTATATCAGTATTTTCGCTCCATACGTTTTTAGCGTATTCTTCTTCTAGTCTACCAATGCCTTCTCTAGGTGAAGATAGCGATGGCCAAATAGTTCTCCATTTTTGATGATTTTCGGGCCCTGATGTTTTCTTTTCATTTTTTAAAAAATCAAATCTTTCAAGACCTGTGGCCATTAGGATAACTACTACGTTGCCAACATCTTTAGGTAAAGAGTTTAAATAAAGTTCTTTTACTGCTGCTCTATTCCCAGCACCATTAACACCCAGACTCATTGTCTTATAATTAGGAAGAAAATTACGTACTAGTTGTCTAACCCAATTATTTTCCCCTTGTTCATCTGTAAAATGCTGACCAGAAATATTATGCATACTTGCAGGTTTACTAAAACTTGCCCATGTTTCACTAGAGTGTGCTCCGATGCCCTGTGTAAAACTATCCCCAAGACCGATTATAACGTTGTCGCCGGATTGTATTGTATCTATATGTGATCGTAAAGTCATTTTATATTTTGAAAGTAATTTTCGTAATATTTAGTGATCTCTCGATATTCAAAAGATTCAGTATTACCTATAGACAAAAATACTCTATGATTATGTTCTAAAATTTCTTTCATTGATGTTAGCCACGAAATTTTATCTTCTATTTGTTTTATTTTTTCTAATGATTTTATTATAGCTGCAAATCTATCTTCGTCGTTGCAGTCGTCGTACGACTCGTCTATAAAACCATCGAAGGTTCGATAGCCTACCTGTCTTAGATATTTCAAAGTATGTTTGCTGCCAACAATAATAAACGGTTGCATACAAGCAATAGGTTTAAATGTTTTTTCGCTGATAAAAACACTGTGTTCATCATCAAAATAACTAGATTCTGTAATTAAAGAAACCCAAGTATCTCGATAAACATCGTTAAGAATTCTAGTAATGTAAACATGATATTCGCTGTCTGACATTCTGCTGTGATTAATAGCTAACGGTGCAGTGGCTTGTTTAACAATATCTGCTGGTAAATTATATTTTTTTAATTCTTGAACGGAAAACTTAGGCCAATCTTTTTTATCTCCGATGCTGATCATTCCATCTAAAATTAAATTAGCATTAGTTAAATGCAGAAAATTTAACACACGTTGGGGCCTTGGTCTTAGATTTGTGCAATCATAAAGACTGATATTTTTTAAATTTTTTTGCTTGTAATCTAAAATATCGTCAAACAAAATAGTTAAATGATCTTGCTGATAGGTTTGATAGATATACAAACTTAAAGAAGTTGATGCTAAAACTTTTAATTTAGATTGATTCTTGGCATATTCAGCATGCCAATCTTCGTATTGTTCTGCACACTGCTGATTACCAGTTAGGTATATAATTGCACTAGGGTTAATATTGTAAGTTTCACATTTTTTATGAAACCACTCCCATAGCCACTGTGTTTGATATCCTTCAACACTTTGATCTATTAAAAGCAAAGCACGACCACTTTTTAAATCTTTTAGATATTTAAAGTTTAACAATTCAAAAGGAGAAACCTTATTTGTTTTATCAGTCCAGTCGTTGGGGTGGAATGAAACTGCTGTGGATATAATATAGTGGTCCACTGGTGCGTCGATGCTTACTGCGTGTAAATTGTTAAATCTTTTATGTCCTCGTTGATCTATACAGAATAGACTTTCAACTACCTGTGAGGATCTATAATTTTTTTGATTTATAAAATTAGCAAAATTGCCCGAATATAAATTCCACTGGAAAGTTATTGAATAATTGTAATCAAACTTTTCAAATTTAAAATTAATAGGTTTATTGTTTACAGTCATTATAAAACTTTACAAGATCTGGAAAGGTATTTTGAAAATCTGTACCTCTTCTGCGGTCGTATTCTGTAAACCAATTAAAGAAGTCGCGTTTGCCTTCTAACAGCTTTTCTGGGGTATAGATACTAGATTCCATGTATTTTACAACTCTTAGGAATTTTTCGTACTCTAACTCACTGAATTTACTACGGTTTTTATCGTCTAGATTGGCTAGAATGAAGTCTAGATGCCTGGTCATATAAGGCATAAATTCTTCTTTAGGCAATAAATTCATATCATACTGTAATGGTTCTTTTAAGAACGGTGTATCAAATCGAACACGTTGCCACTTGTTTTGCTCTGTACCATTGTACTTAACACGCCATTCTAATATTTTTTCTAATAAACTTTGAAAGTTTGTCACTGTTAAAATATTAAAAGTACACATAAAAGTAATAGGCAACGATGTTCTAGTTAGATAGGTATCTAAATTACGTTCCCATACTGTTAAATCTAAACCTGTACGAATGTACTCCGCAGGCTTACCCCATGTGTCTATACTAGTAAAAATCTTAAAATCTTTAATATAATTTTTTGCAATTAAATTATTAATTTTTTCTACTAGACGATCAATAAGAATTGGCTTTACTCCAAAATTTGTATTGATGTTTAGTTCAAGATTAGGTAATGGATTAATTTCTAGATCCTCTAATAACCGCCAAGTTGATTGTTGCAGAAGTGGCTCTCCGCCAGTAATGCGTAAAATAGTTAATGTTTTACGAACTTCGGGCCACCAGCGCCACCATGCTTCTACATAAGGGTTAGTTTCTTCTTCGTAGATTTGAAACCAGTCAATGTCGTTGCGATGATTTTTAACCATATCGTATGGACCATGATCTTTGATTTCTTTATAATAGCTACTAGAATGTTTAGGGTGGCAATAACCGCATTTAAAATTACACTCGTTTCCAAAGCTAATTTCTATATACTGTGGATTAATATTTTGGTCCCAGTCTCCGTCTTTGATCTGACGAAAACGTTCTGATGTGTATATTGTAGAATTGCGTTCTTTACGATCTGAAATATAATCTTTGCCCAATGCTTCAATATTCCAACAGTAATTACAACCGCTAGGCTTTTCTCCGTTAAGCATGGCCAATCGTTCGTGCTTTTTTTGATTGGTATTATGTAAAGCACTAGCATCGATAACGATTTCATCTAGGGGAATCTTGTGAGGAGCAGGATGATAGCAACTGTGTGTTTCACCAGTTTGAAGATAGATAGTCGTGTGATGCCATTTGGCCATACAAAAAGTAGGCGAAATTTCATTCATGATAGGAATAAACTTTTGTATTCTTACCTTATCGTCCACTTAATCGTTCCTTAATTCTATTAAACTCAGATTCTAACCAATCAAAATCATTGATTAGTTTTAACCCTGTAGGATTGTCTCGATTGTTTTCGCCGTAGTATTTTCCATTCTGTGCCCCAATATAAGAATGGAATCCATACGGAACCGATTCATTTAGTGTACACCACGCATCTAATCTCTGTTGAGTTTCGGTATCATCTTGTCTGTCAATTGTTCTACTTGCTAATTTGCAACATTCTCTAAAAGCACTTTTCCAAGTATTAAATGGATCTGTATTAAACGCAGTAATGTTGCTGATTTCTGGCATAGCTTTGAACAAGGAGCTAATGCTGGTAGTCATATCAGGTTTAGATAGATCCATATTTTGTGTAAGGTGTTTGGGAAGTAGTTTGATTCCGCCGTACCCGTATTGTAATCCGTTAACTGGATTTATGCTACGCCATACATGAACACACTCTTGACTCCATGCATCTGCTACATAATCAAAATTAAATGTATCAACAATTTCAGCATCTCCGTCAACTACCCAAAACAATTTAGTAAAGGATTTTTTTGCAGCGGCGATATGTGCTTGATGTATGCCTTTGACTCCGTGAACCCGCTGTGCTCGAGGAAATATTGCTTTTAACTTGGCAAAATTGTCGTCCGCATTAGGTTCTTGATAGCTGATAAAGATTATATCGTACATTGTTGATAATAGGTTGCATTTAATCTGATAGTCTCATCATAGAGATCTACGGTATATTTGCTCTGTTGAGAAGTCAAAAAAGGCCAATCTAATCCTAAACTATATTTTATTTTATCCCCAAGAGATTTAATTTCTTCTTCAAGCCCTTGACCATTTACTTCTTCGTAGGGTCGTCCGTATTGATTCCAGATGCCTCTAAGAATTTCAAAGTCTCTAACTTCTATATAGTTCCAATCAGTGCAATTTGCTAGCCAGGTTCCTAATCTAGCACCGTAGACAGCATAGAGCCCGTGTTCCTCATGTGCTCCTACTGTCGACCACATACGCAATCTATGAATATTATGCCACCAAATTTCTTGGGCGGGCACACGAACTCCGTCAAGCAGTGTCATTTTAACACCTTCGCGGAATCCTGCTCGCCATGCTTGGAATGGCGATCCGGTAATTATACTTTCACTATATACTCGAGGAAAGTTACGATATCCGTCTTCCCAACAAAAGTCTACCTGACCCCGATCACTTTCTGAATTTTCATGAGTTTTCATATTCAGCACAAAGTCTCGTTTCCAAATTTTTAGTCCGCCGTTGCCGTAACGTAGTCCATTAATACTGTTGCGACCGCACCATCCATAGACTTGTATTTTAGGATCAGTCATATCAAGATCTAGATCAAAAAATTTAAGATCTACAATATTGTCAGCATCTACAGTAACAAACCAGTCTGTTTCTGACAGTTCAGCTGCTGCCTTATGAGCGTGGTCACTGCCTTTAACTCCGTGTACACGTTTAACCCAAGGAGCTTTATTGCATAAGTCGGCGTAATGTAAATCTGCATTAGGCTCGTCGTAACTTAAAAAGATAATGTCAAATTCAATAATTTTCATTTGTATGTTATCACATAATTTTTAAATAGTCGTCTGGTATAAACACTGAATTTCTTATACTCGATATTTTTAAATGTTTTTGCTTTTCCTACTAGATCTTTTATTCTAACAGAAATTATTTCAAAAAGTACATTAGGGTCATTGTAATCAGTAATAAAAAAATTCATTTCAGTGTCACCATCCCAAACGATTCGGCGTTCTTTAACAGGAATAACCGGAACTTTGGTTCCTCCAAATTCTGTCGATAACTCAATCTTTAAACTTTTATTTTTTGAATTATAGGTTAGATATATATCTGAATTCTTTTGATCAGTGTATTCTAGCGAAACAATTCTGTGTAGTACGTTGTCTAATTTAAAAACAGATCTAATTTCCGCTACTTCTAATTTATTTGAATTAATATCAATAACACAAGAATCAATTTTAATCTCAGCTGAAATAATAGATTCGGCAGTTTCTTTGTCAATAGGTACTTTATATTTTTCATCAACAAACGCATGTGAGGGGCCAACGCTCAATACTGCGCCAGTTTGAGAATCAAACACCGCTACATATTCAACTACAGGCGGCGTCCAATTAAGATACCATTGGTCAAAGTCTAAGATTTTTTCCATGCTATATCCTCAAGTATGCTGATCATTTCTGTGTTGATTTTATCTTTTTCAACGTAGTGAACAATATCCAGTTGTTGATAATTGCCTAATTTAAGTTCAGCCTTTTTATTAAGATAAAATCCAATATGATCTGACCATAGATCTGCGGGCCACGGCCAATTTTGTATCATAGGTTTCATATGTACTACTCGTGGGAACTCTAACGGGTAAGCAATTTGATCTTGAATGTCTAAAATTTTTGCTGACAATGCAAACGCTTCGTCGGTACCTAGAATTTTAGGCTTGTGCTCACTTAAAAATGCATTAGTAAACTCTACGGGGTTTTTTATAATCTGTCTGCCGAGCTCAAAAAAATCTTTAGATAGTATGCTGTCTTTTTTAAAGAAGGTATAAAAACTATAAAGATTAGGTAAATTATTTTTTATAAATGCTTTTCGATAATACGGATTATCGATAAGTTCTCCTCGATAGGTATAACTTTTATTTGCCACATATAGTTCGCAGTTTTCTAAAAAATAATCGATCCAGTGACTATAATCTCTCATAAACAACATATCTGCATCGAGACATACTGTAGCGTCAAATGGAGACAGTTGGTCCATCCACGATCTGCCATCCCAGAACGTTTCTTGATCCCATTCTATGACATGATCAAAAACCCAGGAACTTTTTAATTGATCAATTTTTTCTTTGTTATCAATAACCAATGCTACTTGATCATACCCTGGCTTCTGAGTATTTTTAATACTAATAGCTAATGCATAGGCTAAGTTTAGATAGTCAACTGAGTCGTGTTCTGAAACTATTAATAGATATCCAAAACTCATATTAATTCCAAAAGGGCGTCTTTGTTTCTAATTATACTCTGTTTGTTCATAACATGTATATCTATGCCATCAATGGCTGCTGCACAAAAGTTTGAATCTAACTTAGGGCTCACTAATAAAGTTAATTTTTTATCAACTGAATACAGAACATCTTTATCGAGTAGCGTTAGTACTGGGGGTAAATCTTCTGTGTTATTTTGTTCAAATCCGTTTAAAATGTGTTTGGCTACGCTAAATGCAATGTCATTTCTAAATTGTTTGCTGTCAAACCGATAGGTATCAGCATAATATTGATAATTATTTTTAATGTGTGTCACAAGATCAAAAAATATTTTTGTTCTTGCGTTCTTGGTAAACATCACAGTAGTGGCCCAATATAATTTTATTCCTACATCAGAAATATATTTGTCATGATAGCCCGTTCTGTTATTATCGTAGATATCTTTAATCGATTCTCCAATTAATAGATCACAGTCAACATTCCAGTATTCCGATAGTCTGTTTGAAAAAATTAAAAAATCGCTGTCAATTAACAAAGTTCTTTCATAAGGAGTTAACTCCCAGGCAGACGATCTATTAAAATTTAAAAAAGGCACTACAGTATTGTCTACTCCATCGTATAATCTTCTACTGTTATTTGTTTGAGGCTTGTCATCAATAATAATGTGTTCAAATATTTTATTGGCTGTGTCATATATTCCAGAATCTTTCATCCAGATAAGGGTAAATTT